CATGAAGTTGCCGCGACCGCCGACACCGGACGAAGCCACTGTGCTTCGGCCCCAGCCCTTCAGGGAGGTCCTTTGGATCAACCTCGGTTTGGTAGAGGGTGTTCAGCGTTCGTCTGCAGCTGCTCGCTCAGATGCGAAGGAGATCGTGGTAGACCTTGTAGGTCCCTGGTCTCTGGGTTCCCGTCACTGGGACCTGAAACGCACCTGCTCCGAGTTTGCGTGGGACACGGTCAACCGGGAATTCTTCAAGCGTCATCAAGAGCTTCTGAAGACGGCTTCCGGCCTGCCATGGTTCCTCCCAGCGGACGTCGGTGGATTGGGTCTTGTAGGGGTGGCCTCGCGCGAAGATTGCATGCTCGCACGAGGCGCGGTTCTGAACTGGGAACACTTGAAAGTTCGACCAGCCCCCCTTGTTGTGGATGCCACGTGGAAGTTGCGGACGAAGGCCATGCGCCGTCTGGACGCTCTACCTACACGTGAACTGTCAAAGAGCGAAGCTGAGTCGCTCGAAGCAGTTGTCGGCCGCTTGCAGGTCGCGCAGTTGTTCGATCCGTCAAATCGCTTGACCGATCTCCACGACACAGAGACAGAGGTGAAACGTCGGATGTTAGACGCCAATTTTGCATTTTGGCGCTACCTCCGCTTCGGGCAGTACACTGCAGGGAAACGCGGGCCACCGTTTGGCTACGTTCCTCTCCCAGTCCCGGATGCGAAGGATCTTGATGATGTGGGCCCGCTCGGCATCGCCACACCAGAAGATGCGTTCACGCAATACCTCTTCCGTCGACAACAGCCAGTCGTCGGACCAGCCATTCGGATGGCGGCAACCTCCCCCCTCGCAGAGCAGATGTTCATGGCTCTTTCTGCGGGATTCCACCTACAAGCTCTCCAGTGGTCGGAATCGCTAAACCAGCTAGCGGCGGGAGTTGCGAAGCGCAGTGAAATTCGTGCGCAGGCCTTAGAGATGGTAGACATTGTCTCTTTGAGCCACCCTGCGTATGGTCGTCGACCTACGCCTTCTCGTGAAGTTCTGCCTTCCGCTGCTCCGATACAAATGGAGTCAAAGCGAAGCGCAGTAGCTTACCTTCCGAGGGTTGCCACACAGATCGGTCCTGGTTTAGATCTGGCAGCAG